TTCTGATATGTACATCTATCACATACTCAATCTCTGCAAGCAGTGGGATTTCGGTATTTACGGGTCTTACAAATTCTATAAGGATCTTCACATCAACAAAGCTATTCTCCCCAATGTCAGAAAAGATCACGTTACTGAGATTGCTGGGAATGTGTTCAAGGCAATGTCTCTTAATTCTCACTTCAATGCCAAAGATGTTTATGCTTTAGTAGACAAGATCAATCCTGCTGTCAATCATAACAATTCTCACTTCATGATTAGCAATGTCCTCAAGCAAATCAAGGGTTTGAAGAATCTTCATTCAGTTAAAAGGATGAACCGTGAAATCCATAATGATGGCCCTCAGACAATCAACACGAAGCGAGATAAGATTACTAAAAGGACAGATAGCACCAAAATTAAGTACAATTGGTTTCCTGATAAGCTCTACTCTTTAGCTAGTTCATTTGATATCACGCATTATAAAGGTCTATATTTCATCATCAACAAGGACAGGTCTAAAGGCGGTTATATCTTTCACAATAAAGACTATTCTAGGCTAATCAATTTTGCAGATGCGAGTGCTGGTGCTGAACTTCATGCCAAATATAAAGATGTCATCCACTCTGAACCCAATGAGTACACTTACCTCAAGGAATTCTTTAAGTATATCTATTCAATTGACAAAGAACACATCAATATGGCTACTGAGGCTTGGGTGTCTGCTGTTAAAGCTTTGAAGTGTGTTATAGCTGGTCCGTTTGCTTTTGAAGGTTATAAAGTTCTCCAAGCTGAAAGAGTTCAAAAAGGGCATGAAGCTATCTGTAGCATGGATTATATCAAGAAGCTTGTCAATGGGCTCAATGCTGTAGATGTGGTTTCTCTTAGTGCTGTCTGTAGAATTGCTATGCCGCCTGACTATGATGTTGCAAAATGCTTCGAACAAGAATTTGAGTATCATAAGAACAAGAATCCTGTTGGGAAAGAGATAGACGAAGAAGCAGAAGAAATTTACACTGGTTTTCTAGCTTACAACAGATATGCATTTATCAACCAGTTTTCTAAGAGGTACAAGTATATGCCTGGCTATCCTGTTGATCCTGAGTCTAATTTCGGCAAAAGGTATTTAGATGCGTTACATAAGAGGATTAGAATAAAAATCACTATTGCTGAAGCTGCTTTTGTTAACTTGAGGGGTGTATTGAAATATAAGAAGCGAGATGATGATTTCTTCATGTACTTCAAGGATACTGCTATGGCCAGAGACACTATTGCTGCGAACTTAGGTGATGATTACAACAAATTTGATGAAGCTAATCAGATAGGGCATCTTATGGCTGCTGAAGAAATGATAGACATTGAAGGTTATAGAAATACATTCCACAATGATGATGTTGAGCATCCTATAAGAGTTGGTATGAAGGTGGAAAGTGCTAAAGAGGATGGCAGGTGGTTTTTCATTTATACTCTGAAAGATAAGATTCTTAAGGCTGAGCTAGAAGAAAATGTTCATGAATTCCTTAAATTCGTTCCTGGTAATGCCGTTGGAAAATCAAATGTCGAACTTAAGAAACTAATGCTTGATGTTATTCAAATGGGTCCCGAGAGCAGCGCGAAAATCACTCCTATATTCCTTTCTGATGACATCTCCAAATGGTCTCCCCATATGCCTACTAGAGTTCAACAAGATAGTGCTGTTTTTTGGAGTGAAGTGTTTGATGAGCCTTGGATTGAGAACATCGAAAAGATTGATATGAATGATACTGTTGTAGTTAATGTAATGGGCTTCAAAGGGAAATACAAAAGTAATGGTGCTAACAAGGAGGGTGCTTCTGGAAAAAGGATCACGTATCTCATGATTAATCTCAAAGCCTACTGCACAGCTATTCTCAGAGGTAAAACTGGTAAGGAGAAGATAATCGAAGGTGCTGTTAGATTGCTAACTTTTCTTGATGATGGTTTGACTCAAGCTGATGTTAATTCTGATAATTACAGAGTTAATGCTAAGAAAGTCATTGATGGGTATAGCAAGTTGCAAAAGATGTGCGGTTATGAACTAAAGATTGCTAAAAGCTACCCTTCCGATAGGTACTTGACGTTTCTGAACTATGAATATCTCGCTAAATCAAGGTTATATGATGAACTAAAGTCATGCATTAAGCTATTTGTTAAGAAACCTGGTGAAATCCTCACTCTCCCTGAGCGTCTTAGAGAAGCTGCATCTTGGGCTGTTGGAGCTGCTGAATCTGGTGCCGACGTTGGTTTTGTCTACTATGCTTACATTCTAAGATGTGTTGTTGAAGTGTCTAATTGGACTAAAAAACCTCTCCTTAGCAATCTTGCTACAATTAGTCAATTTATTGCTCCTCTTGCTTATGGTGGTTTTGGTATCATCCCTGTTCATGGAATCATTGCTGGACTGATTAGACATTCTACCTCTGAAAGTATGGAGAGCCTTAAGAAGATGGCTATGTATTACCCTGAGCTCAGAAAAGTCTATATCATCCTGTCTAAACAAGCAGTTTCTCCTAAACGTGGCACTACCATCTTCAGAACTCCTACTACCGTTACAACTGCTTGCCCTCACTTAACTGAACATAGAATCACTAGTGCTTTAGAGAAAGTCTTTCTTGAATCTAGTAATTCTGCTTACCTCTCTGATTTTATTGCCCTCTCGAAACGTGATGAAATTGAAGATTTTGCAGATGAATTAGTTACTTCTAATAATCGACTCACTCTAACCAGCATCGGTTTGCTCTATGACTGCACTACAATTGCTTTCGTTGATAAAGTTTTAAGTAAATGTAAGAAGAGCGCATCCCTTATTAACATGATTGGAAACAAAGAGCTTGCTATCGTTACTAAGTCTAATTTAGCTGAAGCCAATCGTGTCATTGACGAATGGGCTGCTTACATCTCTATTATTACAAATGATTAGGTTGTTTAAGGTTAAGAAGTCTTCTCTGATTGTATCTGGTACGCCTATGAGATCAGAAGTGAGATCATTGACAATAATAACCTTTTTAAAAATAAAAACCACACTAAAAAAATGAGAGTGAATGATCTA